CTCTTTTAGGATGATGTATTTGTTTATTGTGAGCAGAAGTATTTTCTTTTTGAGTTACCCATTCAAGGTTTTCAAGACGATTGTCTAATTTATCACAATTTATATGATTGACAATATCTTTTCCCTCTATTCTGGGTAAAAATGTTAAGGCTACTAATCTATGCACAGTTAATTTTTTTCCATCTTTACTAACAAATTTATAACCATTGCAAATTGATTGTTTTAATATTTTATTTGTTTTTGTGCTATAAATGTCACCTTTTTTATTAATTTTATAACCATTGATATTTGGTATATCATAAAAATCGTTCTCCATTGTTATACTATAATCATTTTTCTTTAAACCGAGTTTAATTCAATAATTCTTAAACACGCGAAAACTGGTTGTTCCCGCAATTTGAAAGTGTAGCCATCCATGACGATGACTAGCCCTACAGTTGCCTGCGGACTCTTATAGGCAAGATGTGTTTACCTATCCTTAAACCACCACCCTTTGAACGACCTTCCATTGGTTGTCGTGTAAGAGCTTGACGTGGACCTGTACTACGACTGTTACCAGTCCAGTATTCTAATCCATTTCTTCTAACATAAAATGTTTCATTTGGCATTGTGAAACAGAATACATTTTGTTTCATTTCAACAATGTTAATATCACTTGGCAATACTTGAAACCATTCCACCATATTATCACAATGTACTGATTTCATAAAATAGACATTACGTGTAAAATCAATCATATCCAAACTGGTAATATTCATTGTACCATCATCATATTTATGAGGGAATCTATGTTCCATTGTTACAATAGTATCAATATGTTCATTCAATATATGATAATAATTGCCAGTTTCATTGATTTCATAAAAGTGATTCTTACTTGGTTTCTTGTATGATGTTTTCATCGTATTTATATCGATTGTATAAAGAGTATCGTGTTCATCGATATAGTTATATTGTTTCCAGCCTTTATCGGTTAATACTTGATGGTCCATTGTCAGACAATGTACTTTATCGAGCGTCATATGCTTCAATCTCATATAATATGTTGGTCCGATAAATATTTCCGCTTCAATCTTGCGACCTGTAATACCGCAATACATTGTTTCAGTACCATAAGGCGAGTAGCCTAATTTCTTAAGTATATTGGGCAAGTCTCTTACATTATATTCCATAAATGGTGTTCCATCCATAAACTTACCATCAATTGCACCAATCTTTGCAGATACCGCCTCGACCAGCTGTGCGACAGTCATACGAGATGGAATCGCGTGAGGATTCATAATGAGGTCAGGAATCATACCTTCCTCGGTAAATGGCATATCCTTTTGAGGCAGTGCGATACCCAACGTACCTTTCTGCCCGTAGGAAGAATTTCCACACCAGGTGACCATTCCGTGTCTGCGCACATATATAATACCAGATGGCACTGTACAACAATAAACTTTACCAGTATAATCAATCCATTCGTCGAGTTGTTTTCCTTGATTTATATTTTTATTGACAAGAGGATTATTTTGTGATTTAATAATTGTTAATCGCCATGCATCGTGAGTAGTAGTAATATTAACACCTTGTTTAGTTACAGCTGTATAACCAACTTCACATTTTAATTTTTTATTACAAGACCATCCTGCATGCAGACATAATCTTTGAAAATCATCGGCTAATCGTGTAGATGATGTATCATAACGACATGTACCATTATCCATTGTATGACCATCTCCTAGAAGCATACCATTAATGAGAGTTCTACATTGGTTTCTTGTAAGATTCCATACCCAATCTGGTAGTGATTTTTGACAAGCTCCAACGCTCAATTGCTTGAAAAACATAACAATCTGTTTTGTATAAATTCTCCAGTCATTGATATCATTATCACGTTTGATCATATATTTGCCAATTTTAAAATTCAATTTTTGATTTGCTTTATCAATCGCTTCTTTGACACGTTGCTTGTTTGCACAAATACGTAGATCATTTGACGCATGGCACACACAACCTTCTGCTATCCATATTCCGAAAAATATTAACCACGAATCCATATCAAGCACCATATCAGGGCAATCTTCGTACGCCGGAATAATAAACTTATCTATTGGTTTATCAGGTTTAAAATTTTCAACATTCTTCATATAATATCGTCTCTTTCCATAAATTTCTTCAGCCGTATTAATCTCATATCTCTTATTACGATTCCCTGTCCACATACGATGATTTGGTGTTACCATTAAATTGATTTGATTTGAATCAACACTATACATTTTTCCCTCGTAATCATATGATTGAACATCAGTTGGATTATCATATTTAAGAGTATTACCATCCACTAATGTAGCAACCTTGTGCTTCATTGTAACATCTTTAATATTAACCCATCCATCGGTTGTTAATATTTCAGTTTCAGGGTCATAACAGGCGAATTTATCACCAATCATTGGAATACGTTCCATACGCACCCTAACATTATATTGTTCATACCCATCACTATTGTAAATATTTGTATGAACTCTATCAATAACACCAGGAACATTTGTTCTAAATATTTCACTACTATCTTTATAAACTTTGTTATTATTGCCCGTTGGTTGGATGGGCGAAACTTTACCAATAATTATGTCCTCATCATAAATTTCAGTTTCTTCAGGAATATAACCTTTTTCATTCAATTTATCATAATTACCTTGTTTCATACCAGTAACCTTGTTTCGGTCTGGTTTCATAAAAATATCATCTTGAGATGTTGATGGATTCTTTTGAATTTCACTATGATATTTCTTCATACTATTGACGCGGAAAATACCACGGTCAATAGCACTCTGATTAAAGATTAAACTGTCTTCTTGATTGTCATTTATACCAGCCTCGAATAGTTATTTAATACTATTCTCAAATGGCTTCAATGGTTCGCAATTTATACCTAAATTTATGTATTCCGCATAAATTTAAACATTGGGTAATAAATCGCTGAGCATTGACATTCTTACGAATGGGATTAGACTATACCTTAAGAGGGTTTATGCATTTATGCAAAAACCCCCCCACTTCCATCTAGTCGTTGAACCTTCATCCATTTCACGAGTAGGTCATAAAATGGATGCTTGGCTGCGGATTGTCCTTAAATACGTATCATATCTTTTTACCCTTGGGAACGGCAATTAACCGTGTTCCTCTTATGATTTACACCATAAGAGTGGTAATACGATACTCAGGATTTCCCCGCAATTTGAAAGTGTTGCCCGCAATGTCGCGGACTTGCCTGATACTTTTTCCTATCAGACACGGGCTACAATTAACCCCGTATAACTCATAATCGCCACAATTGCATTCTCACCAGCTGGCAAATTGAGCATATTATTATATTGCATCGCCTCGGTAGCGACAATTGGACGCTGTGGATGGAATAGCACTTGACTGATATCCATACGGTCCTTATAATTTGTAAGATACAAACCAATACTTTGTTTGGCTTGCGAAAAGTTAACGATATTCTTGGTACCGAAATTATGATTAATAAATGGGATACCGCAAGAAATCTCACCGAGCATTGTCCATCTATTAAATTCCATATGGGTATATCGGACATATCTATTATTACCATATCTATTAATGCTATCATCAGTTGGTTTTGTTTTAGCATTTACCATATTATCATACAAATAATTAAAATCAGATGCCAACATAATATATTTAGCACTTTCAATATCTTCATATGAAATAATTTCTGGATGTTTAGCAAGTAATTTATTCCAACCCTTAATTGGTTCGGTTCGTACAAGTTCCTTTGCTTCATCTAAGATTTCTTTAGTAAGAAGAACATCATTCTTCTTAACATTCATCAGAGGACGAACAAGTCGACCTGCATCATAATAAATCTTTAGTTCCTTGTCTTCAAAGTCCATACAGATAGATGTGGTTCTATCAAGAACCCCATTAAACTTCTTTTCCTTAAAGAGTTCATATAATGATACTACACTCTTGGTGCAACCAATCCAATCACCATTAACCATAATCTTACACCACTCAGTCATTTCAATTGGATTGATTTCATAAGGATGTTTAAAGTTTTTGAATTCACTTAGAATAGTATCAATGATATCACGTTGTGCTGTGTTCATATTTGTAATCGTACTCATCATTGCAAGACTCTTGACAATACCAATTTTCTTACCTTCAGGAGTTTGAGTTGGACAAATGAACCCATATGAAATATTATTCACATGGCGAATCGACACCACATTAGATGTAGATGCATCCAAGGATGGAGACAAAATACGTCGAAGATTAGAAAGAGCCAGAATCCAAGAAATACGTTGCAAGGATTG